GCTCTTACTACTCCCTACAAACAGTTATTAGTTCTCGCCTCCTAGAAGTTCCAGGACGCGAGCGCCCGAACCACCGTCAAGATAGTCAACAAAACCATCCACGGTGTTCTGCTGCTCGGCAACAGTGTACCCCATAATCGGGACGTCCACCACCATGTAAACACTCATGGAGTATGGACTGTTCGAAGTGGGGTTCAAAGCGTCGGCAGCAATCTTCGAGCGATCAACGCGGATCGTCCGTCGAATGCGCTTTCCATAAGCGTGTGCGACGGTCAGCTTGACATCACCGGACTGGTTGAGAAACCCGCCCGAGTCAATCCCGCTGGACACCCTCGCAAGGGTGTACGGGACCGCGTTGAATGTAACTGTTTGAGGGTCGGCAAAAGCCATGACTATCTGTCTCCTTGAAGGGTGAAACCACCTAACGAGCGGATTGCTAGTCAGGCTTGATGTCAAAGCACGGTTGTTAATCGTGCTTCAACTTGGAACCCCTGGTTAAACCAAGAGCTCCAATAATTGCCATCTGCCGGGAAGTTAAATCCCCAAGCGTCAGGCCGAATCCATAAGGCGAGCCCCTAAAGCGAACTTTCGATGTTGTCTTGAAAGTTTGCGTCAATGTCGCATCTGCATAAGTAACGTACTTCTGCAGTTTGCGATAGGTTACCTCTGAAGACTTTGTCTCCATAATGTAACCATAGGGCATCACTAGGCCATCATTCTGAAAGGCGGAAACGTTGTGGAGTATACTCCCAAAGTTTCCAAACCAATCAGCGGCCCAGGTCCATGGTGCGAGGTCCCAAAGGACCTCGGGAGTAACCCTGCTTCCGTACAAGTAATTGTGCAGCTGCAGGTTTCTTTTCACGTTCAAATCATTCTCCTTAAAAGGAGGTAGATAGTACGTAAAAGCTCCACTAAACCAGACGTTACGACGAGTCGTCGTAATTCCAGTAAGGTCACCAAAGCCGTCATAGAGATTGAAAGGCATCGCTCCAGGAGGATAAGGAACCGGGTACCATCCCGGCAACTCCTCTTTCTCCGTTTGCGAATCACTGACAATCCTGACGGTGCGTCTCAACAGTTTACCTGAATTCTTCTCATATGCCTTAAGAAGAGCATCACTGTTCTTCACGGCATTTGAAAATTTCTTCAGGTCCGAAATGAGAGGTAACCAACCAAATTGATGATTGAGGTACTCACTACCCGCATTGCGGGCAATTGAGCTTCGATCTCGAAATGATCGGATACCAGGTAGAGAAGGCAAGCCCTCTCTAAGCTCACCAAGGAATGTTGAGAGGTTACTGAGAGGATTCGTTGG